GAATCGTCTTGCCATAATACGGAATAATGACCCCATTCTCTCGGTGTTGTCACCAAACTTGCAGTGTTATTGAGATAATTGGTGAGAATCTGGGTGCTGGATTCCGTCTTTTCTCCGCCTACGTTGAATGCATACTCCACACCAGCAAGTCCACCTTCTGGTATATTTGCTTCTGTGCGATCTCCGCCGTTGCAGAATATGATTTTTTCGCTATATAGCTTTTCTCCTACCAGGTCTTCTAGTCCGTTTCGTGCTGATCCATCGCTATCGTCATGTGCAAATACGCGAGGTCTGCAACCCAGGCTCTCGAGGATCGCTTTGCGTTCTGCGAATGGTAGGAACGCGGTGCCCTTCTTCCGTATGAGCCATTCGTCTGAGTTGAGAAGAACCACTAATTCGTGCCCTAGTTCTGATGCGCTCTCTAGGTAGTCTATATGCCCGCTATGGAGAGGGTCAAATCCACCTGACACCACTGCGATTCTGTACTCATTTCGATTCATGTTCATATACCTCACTGTCGATCATACCATATGTGATATGCTTTCTTCCACGTTTCATTACCAAATTGCACCCATCAAATGACACCAGCTTCTCTTTGGTGTTCTTCAGGAGCCATTCACGAAAATCCGTAAGACTATTGTGGCGCGTCTTTCTCACTTGAAAGGTGGATGTATTTTTGCTCATGAAGTGGACTCCTCTCTAGTTCAAGTTACTGATCTTTGCGGCTCTGTCTGAATTTACGAACCGTACCATTATAATAGAGCATCTTGTACCATGGTGTATTTCTTGCCATTTTTGGTATGGTGTACTCCCAACCCTGTCCTTCTTTGTCTATCCATATCACATGATGTCCGAACCATCTCTGTGAGTTGTACCATCTCGCTGTACCACCTCGGGTAATCAGTTGTTCCAGTGTCCAGAAATAACAATTACTTTTGTCTGTAAATAGCCGAGCGGGCCATGACCAGAAAAAAATAACCATTAGTGTTGTAGTAAAGGCTACCCTGAGTATTTTCTCCATGCGCTGATACAGTTCTCCTTAGATATGTGGTATATAGCTGGTGTTGTTTTCGGTATATTGCGTAAAGAAATATTGATATAGATGTTCGTGCCATTTCGCTGAAAAGTGTTTCAAGTCTCTAGCCTTACCAGTTGTTTCTGTACTGATAGATTCTGGCACCTGGTACGCGGATGCTACAAGAAACCTAGCATTGTGATTGAGTGATAGACCCTTCAATGCCCATAGATTTTTTGCAGTGTTTACCATCTCTTCTTGTGGTGTGATAAAGATTTCTTCTACGATCTTTTGGTAATTAGTAGGAATGTTACTTCTGACTCCGTACTGTAACCACGTATTACCTTCGTCTATCATATCAGCATTGATTGATGGTGGTTTCCATAACTCTCTTCTCAGCCCAGGTGGCAAGAGTAAGCATATCAGTTGTGGTTTGAGTATTGGTGCCCAAGCCATGGCTGTACGGACACAAGAATCTAACGAACCACCTGGCTGTCCAAAATTGATACAGGTAAATGTATTATGCGTTTGATCCAGTGCCTGTTGAAATAGATATGGTATGGTGTGCTTCTCATGAATACCTATACCAAACATATTACTGCACCCTAGAAAGAATGCACACCTATGTTCGATTCTGGTAGGTATGATATGGTCAGTTCTATAACCATTTTTATTGATTCTATATAAGATTTCTTTTGGTTCGTCTTTGGTACCAGATTTGATCCAACCACTTTCCTGAAGTTTCTTCAAGTTGTGTTTTACATTGTGGTCCCAGTTCTCAGGTGTGTCACTAGGAAACCATTGTCTAATTTCTGGTCCGTTTGACTTTGCGCCATCCGAGGAGCTGTTTAGAAAAATGTCATCCGATAACTTACTCACTTAGCCTTCTCTACTTACTTTTCTCAACCAGTTTTCGTAATTCCACGGTCCCTTGTCGACCATCTCATTGACTTCATCTTCGCCTAATTTGCTTTTGAAAAACTCTTTCATGAGATTCATACCGACTACACCGCCTACATTTAAACCATATGCTTTACCAGATGCATATGAACAGATAATTCCCACACAAAAAAGTGCGAGATAAAGCAGGTCTTTACCTGCAATTAAATCAACCATTTATTTATTACTCCGTAATTAGGGCGTAAATTTCTTCCCAATTTCTGACCACTTGGATCTCTTCTGGTAAGTTCATGTTCATATTATGAGTATGTTCTACCAGAATACTGTTGTACCCAAGATCATTTCCAACAATTGCGTTGGCTGGCTTGTCTTCTACCCACCAGCATCCTTCGTATTTATTAGAGAGTTCCATCAAGATTTCATCTTTGTCATCACCACACCCTAGGATGTGATACTCTGCAAAGGTATGTTCTCCAAATAGCTTTTTTAAGTTGCTGATTCTTAACTTCTGAGCAAACGGATCGCTACTCATACTGGTAACCGCAATAAACTGGTAACCGTGCTTTTCTGCAAGCATTTTGATATACCACTGGGCATCCCTCAGAGGAGGTAAAAAGCCCATAGCGGCACTAGCATTGAATTCTGCGACCAGTCTCTTACCAGTCTCTCTGTCAAGTCCGTACCACTCGTTGACGTTGTAGAGTTCTTTGTAGTTCTCTACAGCAGGCTCTAACGTTCTGTGGTGCATCCACATGAAGAATGCTTGTTCCCAATCGAGGCATACTCCGTCACAGTCGACCAGTATGTACTTCTCCCTATTAGGCGTACTTTGCATATCCCGTTCCTCCAAGTTTTACTTCAGCCAATTCAAGGCAATACTTGTCGCATTCTCGCTTGAGCGACACATATTCTTGGATAGAAATATCTGGACTTTTCATTGCTTTGTTCAATTTGGTAATAATTACCTCAAGTGTTTCTCTGTTTCTCATTACAAACTCCAATTTAATAACATATTATAGCAGGATTTAGGCTTTTGTCAAGCACTTTCTTGCTGATACCAAGTAGGTACATCACGCTTTTTCCACAATGCAAACCCAGACTTCTCACCAATGTAGTAGTTGCGATATGCCTCAATGGAATCATCTGATTTGTACTGATCTGGCATTGCTGGTGTGGGTTGAGTAAACCCTATGTCTGGTATGTTGGTAGGCGAGTCTCGTAGGACGTGTACCATTTTAGCACAACCATGAATCTTGCCATAGCGGTAGGTGTACTCGTCAAGGGTAGCGAGGAACAACTGGTACAGCCAGTCATAGTTCTGCTTTGATGCTCGACACCAGATATTGGATGGATGGTTCACGTGGGATGCTTTGTACAGGATGTCATCTCGACTGGCATCCGGGTGGCGCCATCGCTTGATCTTGCGACCATTTGCGGTCTTGTCATACCACTCAACACCGTCAAGTACTCGGTGTGCGGTAGATAGTAGTTGTGAATACTCGACAGCCATCTTGACCACGTGCTTGTCTACGTGGTACTCTGCGGCGAGTGTTGGGTTTTCGTGTAAATAAAATACGTTCAATTATACCTCCATATAGCTATACTCTGAATGAGTGCCATTCTTAATAGCAGTATACTCTTCTTCGCCAAAAAAGTCAAGTGCTGATTTACCATCTTGAAATGAAATTGACCTACCATAGGAGTTACTGACTACAGAACCAGAACATTCGGACACAGAATTTATAAATTCCTGATCCACATTGACGGTCTCACCAGCATCACGGAAAATGATACCTTGGTAATTAAAACCATCATCTAAAAGAATTGTATGGGACACCTTACCGCCATATTGTACGCGGCTATTTACCACAACACCTGAAACTGGTTGATCACCATCCAGGTACCCTGCGGTGACTTGCATACCCTGCAAGTTCCACCCATACTTATTGTATATTTCCATCATGCGGCTGCCCTCAGTTCGCTAAGATACTCACAAGCCTCTGCCCATGGCAGTATCTTGCCGTTGGTAAATTCTAGTGAACATTTAAAATCTTCCTGCTCACCATTGATTAGTTTCCATGCGGAATACTTTTTAGCAACTTCTGGTGCCAGGTGATTGTACTCACCATTCACTTCGGTCTGAAGTGCTAACCACGCATCGGACCCAACATCTGGTCCAATATGAATTGCAGACTCCCATGGATCCATAGTGACCGCTTCACAATCGTCCAGCAGGTCAGAACCAATTACATACTCTTGCCAAGACTCGTTGGATTGGGTAATCGCTTGAGTGGCGGCATCCCAGAATTCTGAGTCTGTTGCTTGTTCAACGGACACCATATCGATGATATAGGTATTACCACCTTTCATCTTCCAATACTGAGGACAAGAACCCTTGCCATCCCAGTCATGGGCACCGTAGTTTTCTTCGATTTGGGTATAGATAGCGATTTTCATAGATTACTCCGCAGAAAGACCTTTCCAGTTGTCGGATGAACAATTCTTGATTGCTTCATAGTACATAGCATTGGCATCATCGTTACTAGCGAAACCATACTCACTAGCAAAGTCCATTGATGAAGAAGCCATTACTTGGTCAGAAAGTCCATTCTCAGAAATGATTTCTTGACATTCAGCGGCAGTCTTACCGTAACCAACTTCACACCAGATTGCATCACCGGATGCACCAAAGAACTGAAGTCCACCGTTATTCGCACTTACATAATCTATTAACATTTGATATCCTCTCTCATTTACAAGTATATTATGCACCATTCCTGGGTAAAAGTCAACCCTTTTTTGCATATAAATAGAAGAAAATTGATAATATTTTACAGGATAGCTACATTATGCCCCGTTCCACACGTTTCTTTCTCTTCCAGCACCGAAAAGAGTTCTGGATAGTTGATGAAGACTCACTCCAGCAAGTACCTAAACCAAGAGAGATGATCATTAAGAAATCATCTGTTGAGGATATACGTGATTATGTAATCACACTGAATACTGCCAACTTGCCAATAGTAGATAAGTGTCGTGACCGCACCGCTTGGCACACACCAGAAGGTAGAGAGAGAATTAGGCAAGCCAAGTTGGGAGATAATCACCCAGCCACAAGTGGGTTGAAAGAGGATCATAAAAAGAAAATATCTGCGACTATGACTGGCACCAGAGGTGGTGAATTTAACCCTATGTACGGTCGTAAGCATACAAAAGATACCATCAACAAAATTAGAATGAAGGCTTTTCAGAGACCCAAAAGAAAATGGTGCGTTGAACCGAATGGCAAGAGGCACCTTGTATTGTTAGAATTTGAATTGCCAGATGGTTGGCAATGGGGTAGATTTTATGATCCGTACAAACCTATGGTTCAAGAGGTGTAAATGTTACCCTATCCGTACCTAACCCACCAGATACACCATCCATATTTTGTTCCTGTAAAGTCATCTGTACATTCCTTGGACCAACTTCCTGTAACGCACTGAGAAGATCACTATAATGTGCTACTTGACCTAATTCCGTTTCAAGTGTAGCCATAATGTCTGGATGTTCTGCAACCGCGGCTGGTTTTTCTAAAATTAAAAGCGCATTTAAAACGTGCTTTTGTTTTGCTCCTTCAAAATAAGCCTGTGCGGCTTTAACCATCTCAGTCTTCATTACTTCTCCTTTTTTGCTTTAGGTTTGCGTTTTGCTTTGGGTTTATTGTATTCCGTAATACCCAATGTAGGTAACATCTTTTCCAGTTTTGGATAGATGTCTAGAAGTTTACCATCTTTTACCGCAGTAAGCACCTTAGCTTCTGCATGATGTAATCCTTCTAGTATCTGTACCCATACGCTTTCACGCCTTGCTTGGCTAATGTTGTGAATTGGTGCGTCTGGGTTTATGAAACCAGAAATTCTACGCCACTCAAGATTAATGGTAGTATTACCCATACCTTCTGGAATATCGTCTTTGATTTTTACGGTGTCTGGCATACCTTCTGGTATACCGAAATCTGGTTTTTCTGCTCCTACACCAATTCTAACAACTGGTACAAGGCACTGTGTTGTGCTAGCCCAATCTTTTAATCTACCGACTTGATCATCAACGGACTTTGCTTCAAGTACCCATGTCAAACCTTCGTCAACTTGTCTAAACTTCTTCATATCAACTCCACTATTTTATATTAACAATACTATTTAGTCATCCTCATAGCCAATTATCCACCAGACTACGAATAGTGTACCAAATATAATGTACATAGCAAACTGAAAAAGATCCATACTAAAAGTCCTGTATGACATTCATCATGCCGGTTAATTGGTATTTGACAAAATAGTTAAACATATCACCACGACCCTGTCCAAGTTGTGACTCGTAACTGTCAACTATCTCTTCACAGATAGCTGTAGGAGTCATGGAGAGATCGACCAGTGCTTTGTTTCTGGTATACCCATGTGCCATATCACCCGTAATCCACTCTTCAGGTGGTTTTGCTTTCCACTCTGCTAATAGAGTTTTACGAATAGGTCGCTGTCGCTTGCCTTCTACAAAACAGTCATCATCGCTCAGTATGTTAGGCACACCATCACCCTTGTCACCTGTAATGATGTGTTCCATTATAACATGGTCAGCGGGTTCAGTAATTTTGATCAGTCGCTTCTTACCAGGTGAGTATTGTGATACATTGCTATACTTTTGTAATTGGTTGAAGTCATGGTCACCAGATATAATCATAAATGGCTGTGGTTCTTGAAACAGAGGATGTTCAGTTAGGTCATTAGTCTGACTATAAGTAGCCAGAGCACCAATCACATCATCTGCCTCTGCACCATGTACATTGATTACAGGGTAAGGCATGAATTCATCAATCTCATCTCGCACTGCATTGAGTGCTTCAAAGATAGAGTTCCAATCTAGTCCACTTGCATCTCTACCTTTCTTACGACCAGCTTTGTACTGCGGAAAGATTTCTCTGCGCCAGTAGTGCCTATTGTCACAGGCGATTACAAGTTCACCATACTCTTCACCAAACTTGGCTCTATAAGAGCGTAGGGTATTGAGAATCATATGTCGAATGAGAGGTACATTTACCTCAATGGATGAGTCTTTACGGTGATTGATCTCAGCCATAAAGTTACTGATTGCAGTTTGGGAATAGTCTACAACAATCATACTAATTCCTCCTCGAGTCTTGCCATGTGTTCAGCATAAGCATCTTCACCCTGCCATGTCACACCAATATCTGGATAGAATATACCCTTAGTTCTTTTTGGTGTACCATCTGGGTTGTATGCCATTGCGAGACATGATTGTTTAATCCTCATCGAACGGTGTTCACCGTAGAACATATCGTTCCATACACTACTACGAATATATTGTTCCATAGACCGGATGTACCCTTCAAGAGATGCAACTTTTGCAATGCCACCTTTGGCACCACTTCGCTCTTCTTGTTTGGCACCCTGCAACTTCTCTTTGTTGGACTTAATCCACTCTCGCACTTTTACAAGTGACAAAGGATCATCATCGGGCTTTGCTAATACATCTGGGTGAATACCAGTATTCTTTGGAGGGTTTTTCTTTGCTCTTGCTTCTCTAGCTTTAGCAAGTCTAGCAGATGCCGCGGCTTTCTGCTCTTCGGTCATCGGCTTACGTTTCTTACGTATTTTTTTTGGTTCTTTACGAAACTCTTCGTATTTGATCTTTGGTTTTGCTTTTGCCATGATAGGACTCCTGTTTGTATATTGTAATATTATATATTAACAGGAATCCTACCAAATGTCAACCTCTTTTATTCAAAAGATTTGATGCTGTCAAGCCTCATGGCTCTCCAGTCTTTCTTGTCCGTATCGAAAACGGTCAAAGTTGATGCGTTTCTCTGCGTGGCAGATACTTGCTCTCCGTATACTTTGTTAAGCACGGCAGGGTCAAGTGTCGCATTCATCACTCGCTCACTTCCATCCACTTTCGTGAATGTGATCTTTTTGGTGCCAGATTGCAACTGGCTAATATAAGTTTCTTTTGTCATAATATCTCCTATCCGATACATACGCGACTACGTAAGTCGCTGGTTGAAAAGCGGTGATCCCGCTTATTAAAATACAGGGCGATGTCTCGCGCTTTGCAAATATCTTTCCCTGTAAAGTCCTTCTCTTTATACTCTTCCCCTAGAATTCGCACATCCAATGAGTACATGGATAATATGTCTTCTAGGTCTTTTTCACTACTATACGGAATTATTTCATCCACATAGCGAATAGCCTTCAATTGAGTATACCTCTCCACTATGGATTGGATTGGGCTATTCTTCTCTGGTCTGTCGTAGGTAGGATTTACCTGTAATCCACAGATCAGAAAATCACATTGTTCTTTTGCATCTCGCAACATTTGTACGTGCCCTGCATGAAGCAGGTCAAACGCCGAGCAAGTAAAGCCAACTTTCATATTCATAATCCTTATTATATATGGTTTAAAATCAAATGTCAAGTATTATTTTTGCAAAATGTCGGTGCTGTGAAGGACCATAGTGTAAACCATCTCTTGCTTTTTCGTGTGGTATAGGACTTCTATCAAAGAAATTTTCAGAATCTAAACAAGTAAACTTACTACCATAAGTACTGCAAATTTGTCTCATTGCCAGTAAATTTTTAGTTCTGTTTATCTCATAATCATTGAGTAACAATATGTCCCATTTGCTAGATTTAGTTGGCAATACATTGATGCTATTTCCATTAGGATCAATGATCTCTCTTCTGTTATTTGGAATCTGTAAGAAAACGTGCTTAGACTTCATAACTGGCAGCCACTCATCTAATACTCTGAATGCAGAATCTAGACTACCTGCACCAACTGCTAAATTGTAGTATGGTAAACCCATCTCTTCTGCTACTAGATGACACCAAATATTATGTACTGGTAATCCTATTCCGAATGTATGGCTACACCCTAAAAATATTATAGAATTTCTGTCTTCGCCATAAAACTCTTCTGATCTGAAACCCCATGAGTTTGTGGTATAGTTTATGGGGTCACCAGTCCAGTTACTATTAGAGCCGTCTGGTATATAAAAGGGTTGATTTAAATTACACAGGTGTTGTGTATTGGCACCGTAACAGTACTTATTGCTCATCTTTGCTATCAATTATCCATTCCATTTTCTTACGTAGTCCGCGATCAAGTCTTTTAAACTGTTCAACTTCATCTTCTGTAACGTTTGGTGAATCTTTGACTGGCTGTGGTTCTGGTTCTGGTGCTATACCAAAATCTACTTGTGGCTTCTCTAAGTCTTCCTCGCCTATAAACGTGATACTTTCGCCTCTACGTTCCATAAAGTTCATGTTGGCGGCTATGACCAGCAGTATAGCAAGAGGGTCAAATACAAATACAAGCATAATGATAACAAATCGTACCGCTTTGTCAAGTACCTCTGTACTTGACTCACCATATATCAACTCTGCAATATATTTTAATGGACCAACTTCTGCTTCTAGTCCAATCCTATCTGCCTTGAGCGGAAGTAACGTTTCTTGAAACGATTCAATTTTAGACACCGCGGTGTCGATTGCCAAGCTGAGAGCCTTTCTTTCCTCTTCCTGAGACTTACGTACAGCGGTCGCGCCCGACCTACCCCGTATCCTGTCATACTCAATGAGAGTTTCAACGGTTGTGTTGAGTTGATCGGTCTGTCGTTGTGCAGTAGTGATCTTATTCTCTTCAACCGTGATCTTTCTTTCCAAATTGGTGATTTGTAGTGCATTGCCACCTCCTGTTAATACTGTTTGTTCTATATGTGCTTTGGAAAGATATCCAAAGATACCCATAGACGTAATGATTGATAAAATTATTACAGCGGCTGTAAAATAAGTCTTCATGATGAAACGGGCTTTCTGCCAGTTTCTATACAACCAAGATGCTGTGACCAATTTTGCTATTTCTAATACGATACCCATAACCATGATAGAAAATGCGGCTGTTGGAAAGATTGCCATAAGACCTACAATTGAGAACCAACCTGCTACGGCTGATACGGCTAGTGCGGATGCAATTAGTAATAGTAAGAATGCCATTTATGGTTTCCACTTAATTGGTTTAAAATCTGAGAGGTGACTCCTTCGCAATCTGATATTCAACATATCGTTTAGACAATTGGGGTCTTCTCGCTGTTGCCATTGCAATAAAAATTCTTGCATTTTAGCATAAGACTTTTGCGTATATATCGCTAGAGTCTCTTTCTTTAGATCACCTTCGTACTCGGTAACATACTTAGAACTACCAAAATACTTTTCATAAAGTTTTTCAGACTTACAAGAGTACCCAATGTAGTATTTGCCATCTGGAAAATAGGTACAGTACACACGGTGTACTTTGGGTTCTTTTGCCTTACGTTTCTTTTTCTTCACAGCCATAATAGCACCATAATAATTAACGATACTATTATTTATATGATTAAAATGAGTGTATGTATATCCACCAGTCAATCAAAAATATTAGAAATGCTTGCATGGTAACTGCACCCAAAACTATACAGGTAGGCAATACAGCATTTGCTTTTGCGGGGTGTTTATTTACCCACTCTTCTAATTCGTTCTCATTCATAAGATATTAAATCATAAAATTGTAAACCAGAGCGAATTTTTTTATGAGAGGGCTGTATGATTTTCCTGATTTCAGTCAGTTCTTCTCTTAATAACATCTTATCACTTTTACCAAAACTTTTTATTTTGTTTCTGATCCACGTATCTTGTTCGTATGCTCTTTTTCTTGCATCTTCAGTTGGTGTATATGATGACACGAGGTCCATATATTTTAAATGTTCACTTGGTAAAGGATGCATATCTCTTGTGCCGTTCTTGCCAGAAGGATCTGGCCATCGACCATTATATAAAACATCCATTACACTTGGTTTAATTCTTTCTAACTCATTTCCATAAATATCTGCTATAGTTTTGGCTTTTTCAAATATATTATTAGGTCCAGAATCATACTGGTCGTATCTTTCTGTTATTGGTATCATACTGTACATTTCGTACTTACATCCTATATGATTCAACAACCATACCGTATTTGCTATCGTTGTATAGTCTCTTAAAGCATACCATTGTAAATCATCTGGGTTGGTTCTTCTATTACCAGCATTTTCCCAACCGATAGTTGACCATCTATCTTCTCTTGCGACATTTGTCCACATAATAAGAACTGTATCGTCTTTGGTAATATTGTGAGACTTATGACACTGGGTAAGTCTTATTGATATAGACTGGTTACCACCGCCTGTCATACCCCAATTCTGAACTTCATTGAATTGATCTGCAATAGAATCAACCCAAGTTTGCCAGTAATAGTTCGTAAAGCTACAGCCAAAAGCAAACAGTCTATTCATCTACAGACAGGTCCTCACCGTATCTACCACGCTCTCTGTTGCCGTCACCATTGAGTTCCGTAGAATCTTGTTGTATGTGCTTGAATGATTTCTTATCTTTTTCTTTATTAAAGATAGCATCATAATTTTTATCGAATGCTTCTTTATTGGTGGGTCTCTGTTTACTACCTTTACTCACACCAGCTTTCCTTTTTGTCGCCAAAATACTCTCTGGCATAACCGTTTGCTAAAAGTGCATCTCTGAGGGATACCCCATCAACAATTACATCACCAAGAACACGACCACCAAACTTGTCCCACTTCATGATCATTACCTTGATATCTTTTTCACCGTGAAATAACATCTGTTCAGTAAATTTAGATGCTTGCTCACCCAAATCTTTCTCATAGTCACACGAACCACGCCAAGACTTTTCTGGTGTGTCAACACCATAAACTCGGATAGACAATTCTTGTTTCAAAGGTGCTGGTAGAAATGATGCTTCAAATGCTACCGTGTCACCATCAATAACTCTTGTGATTGGGAAATCATAGATTTCTGCATCGGGTGTACCGTGAGCGGCACCTGTCCATAGTCCTACAATAAAAAAAGTTGCGTACATTAAAATCTTATTCATTGGTATTTCTCCTACCATTCTTGTTCTAGATCAATTGAGTTATCATCGAATTCATCGAATTCATCTTCTACAGGTAAACTATCTTCTTCTTCAATAGGTTCACCACAAAATGCACAGTACTGTGGTAAGTAATGTGTCTCAGACATATCATGTTTTATCTGGTATACTGCCTCACAAGACATACACTCTATTGTTTTAGGTTTTTGCATATAATTCTATACCTGCCTTTTTTAAAAATGAATCACCAGCTCCTTTCGATGCTTCATAGAATTGTCCATAATATACTTTAGATATGCCTGCCTGATAAATCAGTTTGGCACACTCAATACAAGGAAAATGCGTTATGAACAGAACCGCATCTTCTGAACTTTCAGTTGACTTTGCCAGTTTCATCAATGCATTTGCTTCTGCATGGAGTACTTCTGGCTTGGTCTTTCCGTTTACTTCACAGTCGTTGTCCCAACCAGAAGGAGTACCATTGTAGCCTATAGATAAAATGCGTGTATCTTTTACGATAACACACCCGACTTTTAGTTTTTTAGCAGTAGACAGTCTTGCTGTTTCTTCTGCTATGCAATGGAAATAATCAATGTATTTTCTATTCATATGTATACTACCAATTATGTATATTTCCTGCAATGATAAAGAAACAAGTAATGAAATTTACTAAGACTACAATGCTACGAATGATTGCAACACGGTCTGCGTCTTTACTGTCATCTGATGCTTTCTCACCAAGAGACATAGCCCATAATTTCCACAGATATTTTAGCTTGCTGTCTCCCATTTATGCCGCCCATACGTCAGACCAGTCACCATCCAAAGCACCCCGAGCATAGTCAGTAGCACGGTTCTCAAAGAAATTTGTATGAGTAGGTGCGTTGATCATTTCTTCTACCCACAACAATGGGTTCTTTTTGACTTTAAAGATACCTTTCATGCCAAGAGATATCAATCTACGATCTGCAATGTATCTGATATATTTTTTGACTTCTTCTGAAGTAAGCCCTTCCATAGGACCTAGAGCAAATGCAAGGTCAATAAACTTATCTTCAAGTTCTACCATTTTTTCTGCTATACTGTAAATCTTTTCTTTTGTTACATCATTCCAGATTTCCAAGTTCTCATTTACATATGATCTAAACAATTTAATCATTGATTCGGCATGCATGGTTTCGTCTACAATTGACCACGTGACAATCTGACCCATACCTTTCATCTTACCATGTCGCGGAAAGTTCAACAACATAATGAATGAGGAGAACAATTGCATACCCTCAGTAAATGCGCTAAATGCCGCAATATTGGTAGCGATACTTTGCTTATCACCATTTGTAGAAGATAACTCAACAAAATACTGGTGCTTGTCTGCCATAGCCTGATACTCCAGAAACTCATTATAAGTTGACTCTGGCATACCCAATGTCTCAATCAAATGACTGTACGCGGCTACGTGGAGTGCCTCACGTGCGGCAAAACCCATAAGCATCATTCTTACTTCTGGTTGTGGGAAATGAGGTAGATAGTTATCTACATAACCACCTGCTACATCAATATCTCCTTGCGTGAAGAATCTAAAGATATTAGTAAGAAATCCTTTCTCTGCGTCAGATAACTTATTTTTCCAATCTTTTACATCTTCAGACATAGGAACTTCAGTGTGAAGCCAGTGCGACTGTTCGTGCTTTAACCATGCGTCATATGCCCATGGATAATTAAATGGTTTGAAATATTCTCTCGGGTCTTGGAGTCCTAGTTTGGGTGACATATCTTTTCCTTATTCGTTAATTAGTTTGTCAAATTCTTGTGTCATTGAAAAATCCACTAGGTCATTATAACCACCAACATGATGGTCTCCTATATAAACTTGTGGTACTTGTCCTGTTGGTTGGTGCTGTACTTCAAAATCGACTTCCATTCCCTGTAAAAACATCTTTGCTTCACTACAATAATGACAATCATCCCTTGATTTAATTAAAACTTTACTCATTTCCTTTATCCTGTTTGTTAATTCGTTTAAAACCCCATGCTCTCTCTGCACACCACCAACAATTATTACACCTGCCTCTGTTCTGTTCTGTACAACTGTGGGTAATTGGCATAATATCTTCTGCTATGCCTAAGTCGAATCCTAGTTGTATAGTTTGGTCTTTTGTTAAATCGGCAAAAGGATGTGAAACATATTGCTTCTCATGTTCTGTTGGTGTAAACCTATCATTGGGCATAGGATAACCTTTTGGCATCATATCCCTTTGATCTGGTGGGTATGCATTCATTCCATTAAAGAGGTAATCTGCGTACCCCTTATCAAAAATTTCATGTGCGCCACTCGTTACGTAGTCTGAAGGATTTTCTGAGGTAATCTGCCCTACTATGCGGGTAGGCTCAAATTCATATCCTAACTTTTCACTTGCCCATTTTAATACGAGATTGGCATAATGTTCAGCGCCGTCTAATTTTGGTACGGTATAAGCAGTACATTCTTGTCCTCTTTCTAGACAAATCTTCTTAACCATGTACCATAAACAAGCACTGTCCCAACCACCAGAAACAACAATCGCAATTCTTTTTTCATGTGGTATTGATATGTATAATTTCATAAAAGTAGAGATCATCATCCTTCACAAGCCAAACAATCCTCATCGTTTGCAAGCGCGGACATATCAAGTTCTTTGATTACATCTCGCTCAATTCTCTTGGACACCTTATCGGCTTTACCTAGTTTCTCAGAGCGACAATAATATAATGTTTTCAATCCTTGTTTCCATGCCATAAAGTGTACCGCGTGGAGATATTTAATATTTACATCTGGTCTAAAAAACAAATTTAGAGACTGCGCTTGGTCAATGAATGTTTGGCGTGTGGCCGCGTGTTCAATAACCCATCTCTGATCAATTTCCATTGCAGTCTTGTACACATCTTTCTCGTAATCTGTAAGGTACTTCAAGTGTTGTACTGAACCATCATTTGAGATTATCGAAGACCAAGTTTCATCATAATCGATCTTTTCGCCAGCATCAATTTTATCTTTAATGAGGTTGTCCAGATGCTTATTTTTGTTGAGGTACGCGCCACTAAGTGTGTCCTGACGGTATGCGTTAGCCCTATAAGGCTCAATGCTCGGCGAAGTGTTTCCCATAATAATACTACTACTAGCATTAGGAGCGATAGCCATAACGTGGCTAAATCTTCTACCCGTGCCCTTTGCATCAATAGCCTCGCCTCTCTCTTTACCCAGTTGTAAGTTTGCTTCATCTAATTTGCTCCTAATAAGTTTGAACATTCTTAGGTTAGCACCCTTTGTCAATGCACTTTCCCAAGGTAGTCCTTTTTTCTGTAGGTAAGCATGAAATCCCAATGCACCAATTCCAATACTACGTTCTCTAGTTGCTGAGAACTTGGCACGGCTTACCTCATCTGGTGCGTTGTCAATGAAAAATTGTAATACGTTGTCCAACATCTCTGCCATATCTCTCAAGAACATGGGGTCTTTTGACCAAGCATCGTAATGTTCAAGATTGACTGAAGACAGACAGCATACCGCAGTTCTATCTTTATCAGTTGGTAGAATGATCTCTGAACATAGATTAGATTGATGAATCTTTAGACCTAGTTCTTTCTGAAATTCTGGTAATGCTCTGTTGCTAGTATCGATGTAATGGACATATGGCTCACCAGTTTCCATTCTCATTTCTAGTATTCTCTGCCACAATGCTTTTGCTGATACCGTTTCTCTTACTGCACCTGAATGTGGATCACATAGATTCCATCCGTCATCTGCTTCTGGATCTAACATACATCGTTCAATGATTTCCATAAAACGATCACTGACATTGATACCATGGTGTAGATTTAGACATCGAACATTTTGATCACCGGTTGGCTTACGCATTTCCAGAAACATGGTAATGTCCGGGTGCGAAATATCGAGGTATGCGGCATAACTTCCGCGTCTAGTTTTTCCCTGTCTGTATGCGAGACTACTTGCATCGTAGGTTTTGAGATGAGGCATGACGCCAACAGATTTGTCATCGGCAGCACGGATGCCAAACCCAATCCCCACACCGCCACCAAGCATACTAAGCCAGTTTGTTTCGGACAGATTTTCAACTAGCCCCTCCGCAGTGTCGTTAATGTAATTTAAAAAGCAAGATATTGGCATACCTTTTTTGGATCTGCCATACGATAAAATTGGTGTAGAATAAGACAACCAATGTTTGGAAGAATAATCGTATAATCTCTGTGCGTGTTCTTCATTTGAAGAAAACTGTTTACTTACAAAGGCGAATCTTTCTTGTGGACTCTGTTCATCCTCGCGCATATAACTTTCTTTAAGTCTTTGTATTCCTAGTTTATCAAACAGACCATCGCGTGATAAATCTATTTGTAGTCCTAAATATTCTTGTTTCGCCATCTCTCTGTTACCCTTAAACGATTAAACCACTGACTGCCTGTCTATAAGACTTTTGAATATCTTCATTCGTGGGGGCAACAAAAACAATACCACCTGTATAAAAAGACATCTCTTCTGGATTTTCTACTCCACTGACACAGACTCCACGTGCAAATCCCATACCTTCTGGAGTGTTGATTAGCATACGAGGGTCTGTAATTATTAATTTGGTGGTATTTTCATCTTTAAATTTTCCTATGAACTCACCTGCCGCGGTCACTACTGAAATTATATCATTCTTCTTCATTAATTTATGTCTCCAAGTTTTTCTAAAAATAGTTCTGTATGCACTTTGTGAAAGTTTATTCCAGGGTGCATCAAGTCTCTTGCTATGTTATATTTGGTACCTATATTATCTTTATATGCTTTCGTACCCATATCGTGTCGGGTCTTACAATCTATTACGATCAACTCAACTCCATGCATATCGCACCAAGTATGTATTGCTAATAAATTCTTTGCGCGAGATAGTATTCTCTCGCTCGGGTCTAATGGTAGATTAGTTTTCCATTCTGCATTTGACCATGAGCCAACATTCTCTAAATAAATCTCTCTGACTATAGGAGAGTTTTCTAACATTAATACCGTCTTAGATTTTAGAGTAGTTAACCAAGTATACAGTATTCTGAAGGAAGAGTCAAGCGAATGCATTGGTAATGATAAATTAAATACGGTTCTACCAGTGCGTTTTTCTATCATGTCAGGCCATGTCATTTCTCTAGGTAATCCAGTGCCAAATGAAAGTGAATCTCCTACAGCAATAATAGCATCTTCTTCTGGTACGAACTCTTTATTTCTAAAGCCATAACTATTGAAATCGTATGTAATTTCATAATCTAACCATCCAGAACTTTCAATCTCTTCTTGGCGTTGTTGATTCTTTTCCCAGTTTTCTTGACTGTCTGTTGAGTACCAAAATTTTCTGTTGTCCAATTTAGTGTCTGGGTTCATACTCTCTCGCATGGACTCAAGAGGAAAACCAAACTTAAATTCTTCCATCATGGTACTAATAAGTTCAGGAGAATCCTCTGATTTATCCCAGTACCCCTTACGCAAAATATTACTGGTTTCATAAAATGAGTTTGCAAATGGTGTTTCAATCATTCAATAATGCCTCTAATGAAGGTGTGTTACGTGGTTTATAAACTTTTTTCCAGTACTTGGTATTTTTTCTTTTACCATCTTTTTCGTAAATCTTCATACCTTCTGGGAATTTGTTTCTAATGAATTCAAGTGCGCCATAATGTTCGTCAGTCTGAAAATAATCATCCAACTTCTCTTCATGCATATCAGTCCAGATTACTCTAGAGTCTTGCATACTTGATCTAAGAGAACCATTGTCATACATCCACTCTGTAGATTGTCTGGTATTGATACCCTTAGATAAACATTCATAAATGAACAACACATCCTCTGCTACACGAATAGAAGTTATATCCATTTCATCAAGTACTGGTGATAACATTCTACCGTCAACAAATACCATAGAGAATATACCTTTGGTATCTACCCATTCAGCATTTGCTGGTGGTGCTTCACTATTTGATGCACCCGCAATACCAATATCGTCTTCATCTAACCAAGATGATAGTTGCTCAAAGCACCGCAAAATCTCAGATGAAGTTGCAGGCTGTCTGCTTGTCTCCATGTTTGATTTACCTGTCCAGTACTTTGAGTTTCTTCTCTTTAGGGTTATATCATCGTCCACCACTGCATATTTTACGGCACCAGCGTGTTTATGAATGAAGTGTCTAGTCTGTGCTAGTTGTGTCCAGCTACCTACAATACTCTGTGGTATCTCAAGGTACTCACAGTCATAGTTGTACAGGTGTCGTTCATCTGGTTGGACTACCATTATGACTTTCTCTTGAAGTTCACGAGGCAGACTTTCAAAAAAT